ACTCGGAAATCCCCTCAACTAGCCCGAACCAGCAGGGACTAAGCAAAATCTCGTCGGATTATCCAACATCGGGACGGATCGAGCCGAGACTGGTCACACCTGTCAGTGCCGGCGAGAGTTATGGTCCTGCCCTGACCTTGTGGGCGAAGCGTGTGCTCAACATTGATCTCATGGAGTGGCAGAAGCGGATCGTGAACGATGCGCTGAGTCTGGACGAGGACGGTGACTTTGTTTTTCGTGAGGCCTGTATCAGTACGGCTCGTCAGAATGGGAAGAGTCTGGTCATGAGAGCGTGCGCAGGATTCTTCGCGACCGAGTATGCAGCTTCTCGAAAAGAGCCTCAAACGATTTTGATTGTTGCCAACCAGAAGCGTCGGAGTATGGCCTTGTTTCGTGATTTGGTTCGTGACCTTGAGGACAAGTTTCTCTGCAAGGTTCGCTGGCAGAACGGTGACGAGCGGATCAACTTCCCAGACGGATCATCCATCGCAGTCGTCGCAGCATCAGCTCACGCTCACGGATTTTCGGCATCAGTTTTACTGGTGGACGAAATCTGGGACATTTCGCCCGACGTAGTTTTTACAGCCCTGCGTCCTTCACAGGTCGCTGTCAAGAATCCGATGATGATGATGTTCAGTACCGCCGGCGACCAAGGCTCAACAGTTCTCCTCCAGCTTCGAGAACAGGGCATGGCAGCGATTGACTCAGGCCGTACAGGTTCGCTGTACTTTGCGGAGTGGTCACTGCCACCCGGAGTCAGTCTGGAAGATCGTCGCTATTGGGGATGGGCGAACCCTGCACTCGGAACGACGATCAGCATGAAAGCACTGGAGCTTGCGTTTGATTCGCCGAACCGTCAAGCGTTTATCCGAGGCCACCTGAATCTGTGGGTGGACTCAACCAACTCGTATCTTCCGATCAACTTGTGGAACGACCGCAAAACAGTTGACCCAATGCCACCGATCCAATGGCTTGTCGTTGATTCGTCCGTTGACGAGTCACGTTATGTCGCCATTGGTTGCGCGTACGACGGAACGCGCGTCATCGTCACCACCGAGTTCGTAGTCGAGTCCGCTCAACAGATGTGGGCCGAAGTCGTGAAACGAATGACCGACCCACAAGTCAAACTCGCGTGCACACCATCACTGGAGATTCACTGTCCCCCAGATCTTCGCCGGCGGATGACCATCGTTGGCTATGCCGAGCTGATCAAGTGGACTGGTGCAGCGCGTGCGATGATCGTGGAAGATCGTGTTCGCCACACTGGTGACCTCGCATTATCCGAGCACTTCTCTCGAGCCGTCGCGGTAAAAACTGGCGGAGCGATCGTGCTCAGTTCACAGAAGTCACCCGGCCCGATTGAGCTCGCCCGATGTGCAGTGTGGGGAATCATGTTGACATCGCGTCCGAAGGCTTTAGCCAAACCTCAGATGGCTTTCGGTTGACCTTAGTAGACACACGCAGAATAGTTTGCGAGACTCCGAAGCGATGGCACTCTTCAGCAGATCGAAGCAACACGCGACTCCTGCGTTTGCTCACGAGCCTCTTCAAGCTGCAGCTGGAAGTGCTGCAAGCGGACTAGGTCAGTTCTGGAGTTACACCGTCGGGGCGGCTTCGGAACTGGCCCTGTCTGTTCCGACCGTTTCTCGAGCGACGCAGATGATCATCTCGCTTGTCGGCTCGCTTCCTCTTCGCCACTACACACGGCAGTGGACAGGCGAAAAGTACGAAAAAATCTACGAGCCCAATGAGTCGTGGATGGATCAACCCGACCCCACACTCACTCGCAACTTCATCATGAGCAACACTTGCATGGATCTCATGATGCGCGGACGCGCGTTCTGGTACGTCACCTCACGCAGCTCCGCCACAGGCCGTCCGCTTTCGTTCCAGTGGATGCCCTGCGAGATGGTTGACAGTTTGGATCAGCCCGGCCCACAGTTCTTCGGAAAATCCGATCAGATCACATTCAACGGAATCCAGATCCCGACCAACGATGTCATCCAATTCCTCGCACCAGTTCAAGGCTTTCTTTGGACAGGCCGTCGCGTCTTAGAGACTGCTATCAAACTTGATCGCTCAGCTGAACGCTTCGCATCAAACGAGATCGTCGCAGGATACTTACAGCAGACCGACAGCTCTGAACCACTTGATGCAGAGTCACTTGGTGAGCTCGCTGCAGCATGGTCAAACGCTCGCCGAGTCAACGCTGTCGGCGCATTGAACTCGGCTGTCAAGTACGAACAATTTGACACCGACCCGTCAAAAATGCAACTGGTGGAAGCACGAAACTTCAGCGCACTCGAACTCTCTCGAGCAATCGGAGTCCCTGCGTACCTTTTAGGAATCGGCATTTCTGGCTACAATTATTCCAACGCCACTCAGGCGAAACAGGATCTTTATCTGCTAGGCGCGAAACTTTACATGGACGCAATTCAGGAGACCCTCAGTGGGGCCGACATTTTGCCTCGCAACCGTTTCGTAGAGTTTGACACCGAAGATCTCATCGCAGACGTTGAAATGAACCACACTGAAATCAGTGTGGAAGAACCAGCATCCTCACGCACACCACAGGAAGTCTCATGATTCGACTTACAGCTCAACAGATCACACTTGACGCATCAGCCGATGGTGAACCAACACGTCAGATCACAGGCCTCGCCGTCCCTTGGAATGTCAAAGCCACTCTCAGTGGTGGCGAATCGGTCGTGTTTCTTGAAGGCTCACTTCCCGAAGATGGCAAGATGCCCATGCTTCTGGAATACCACGACGACACGCGCGTAATCGGACGAGTGACCGAGAGAGTGTCAACCCCCGAAGGCATGATGTTCGTCGCCAAGTTGAGCGCGACCAGAGCTGCCGATGACGCTCTCGCACTGCTCGCCGATGGTGCGCTTGACAGCGTTTCTGTGGGCGCAGTGCCAACAAAGTTCAAGAGGCTCGCAGACGGCACTTTAGAGGTCTCTGAAGCGAAGTTTGTAGAACTGTCGGTCGTCACCGTCGGAGCTTACGAAGCAGCTCAAATATTTTCAGTCGCAGCCTCTTCACCCGAAGAGGAAGCACCCGACGAAGAAGTAATACCAACCCCAACCCAACCATCCGAGGAGGATGAAATGTCAGAAGCAATCGAAGCAGCAGTACCCACTGCTCCCATCCAGTACGCATCACCGAAGCGCGAGTTCAAGCTTCCCACGATTGCGGAATACATGATCAAGTTCGCTGCAGGCGGATCTGAGTTCGCTGAGTTCAACCAGCGCATCGTCGCAGCTGCACCAAATGTCACCACTACTGACACACCCGGCATCTTGCCAGTGCCGATCATCTCGCCGATCTATAACTCGTTTGTACCAAATTATCGTCCCTTGATCACTGCAATGGGAGTCCGCCAGATGCCCGCATCTGGCAAGGTGTTTATCCGTCCGAAGGTCACCACGCACACGACCATCGGTGCAAGTAACGGCGAACTTGTCGCACTTGATCAAGGAACTTTTGTCGTTGACGACATTCAGATCACCAAGGCCCTCTACGGTGGCTACGTCAACTTGTCCGAAGAGTCAATGGACTTCACTTCGCCCGAAGTTCTTGGTGCATTGATTGACGACATGGCACGCATCTACGCAAACGCCACCGATGTTGCAGCTTGTGCAACATTCGAAGCAGGAGTCACCCAGACTGAAGCATTGACCTCAGGATCAACACCTGCCGACTGGGTTGCGTTCATCTACAACTCAGCAGAGCAGATCTTGACCAACTCGAACGGCAACTTGCCTAATGTGCTCGTGATGTCGCCCGCGTATTACGCGTCGCTCGGCGCACTTGTGGACGACGCTGGTCGTCCGTTGTTCCCGAATGTTGGCCCACAAAACGCAGTCGGTACTGGCGCATCGGCCTCAACCTTTAACGGCAACGCTTTCGGCTTGTCGCTCGTGGTTGACCGTAACTTGGTCGCTGCAGGCGGAAAGAACCTGTATGTCGGTGACAGCACAGGCTTCGAATGCTGGGAACAGCAACGCGGAGCTGTCAGTGTTGAACTTGCAGACGGTGCGCTCGGTCGTGTCATCAAGTTCCGTGGCTACTTCTCGTCCGTCATGATTGACGCGACGAAGTTTGTCAAGCGCGCCTAATCCGATTGACGAAGAGAGAGATCTGAACGATGGCAACCTTTACAGTTACGCACCACCAGCGTCTGTCAAACGTCGCCGTCGTTCAGACTCTTGAAAACACCGACATCGCAGTCGGTCAAGAAATCACACTCTCAGGCCTCGGACATGGTCTTAACGGCACACACATCGTGTTCGCTGTACCGACCTACTACTTGGTTGATGTTGACGAAGAAGGCGACTACATCTTCGACTCGGATGTCATCATTCCGAACCAGTTGCTCTTTCAAGATGTCGGCGACGACCTTGAACGGTCAGCTGCAGATCCTGTCGGCTCGCTCGTCTGGACACAGACGTGCACATGGATAAATGTTGCGGATCTGACCGAGTTTCTCGGAATTAGCGGAGCGACCGCCAATGACACAAGTTTCATGACTTCATCAGTTAACGCTTCAAATGCGTGGTCATTTAAACGCAGAGTTCAAGCTGGATACCATGACTCACTGACCAGCGTCCCTGATGCTGCCGTCAAAGCTGGAGTCGTGCTCATGGCAGCCTCGTTGTACAGAGAACGCGGAAGTTTGGACTCCTTCAATAGTTTCCAAGACATGAACATCTCCGCACCTGTCGCTTCAATGGGTCGGATTAACCAGTTGCTCGGCATCAAGAGATCGCAAGTGGCATGAGATGGCTGGCATCTTCACAGAAACGATTGATGCTGTCTCAGCGACGATCACAGCTCTCGGCCT